AGAAACATCTCCACCAACTTCGTTTGGCATTGTTAGCGATGTTAAAGATGAATTGTTGCTAACAGAAACACCTCCACCAACTTCACTTGGCATTGTTAGTGACGTTAAAGATGAATTGTTGTGAACATAAACACCTCCACCAACTTCACTTGGCATTGTTAGTGACGTTAAAGATGAATTGTTGTGAACATAAACATCTCCTTCAAACCTAGCATCTTTGGGATTAACCTCATTATTATTAACATCTAACCAAACAGCGATTACTTCATTTCCAACTTTTCTTATTTCATATCTAGTTACTATTTTTTTCATTCTCAACCTCCCTTAAAGTTTTATTAATCTCATATTGTTTTTTAGGATCAGTTTCTAGACCATGTCTCTTAAACATAGCCGTTAATGTTTTACTTTTGACATTAAACCTAACTGAAAGTTGACCAATTGTTAAGCCATCTTCTTTGTGAAGTTTAAAGGCTTTAATCATTTGTTCGTTACTAATAGTCATGATCAACTCCAGCATCACTTAGTAATAGCCTTAGGTCTCCATTTAATATCTTTAAATCCCTAATCTCGTCGTAAGCTTGGTTTAGCTTTGTTTTTATTTCTTCACACTCACATGCTTCATTAATAACATGCTCGCATCTTTTCTCTCCGCAAACTGCACAGTCATACATGCTCATAATTACCCCTCGCTATTTAAACCGCACTTCTTCTTTCACCGTTGCGATAATAATATCCACCATTGTTTTCTCTAGGCTCGCCTTCTTTGTTCATATTTCCACCATAGGGAAAATCTTCAATGATACCTCTATCAATTTCCCAAATCGCTTTACATGCTTTACAAGTCACCTCACTCTTATTTTTTGCAAATTCAAGAAGTAGAGATTTTGAATTGCACAAGCTAACTGATCCGTTCGGGTAATTTTTATTTCTAATATGTATTTTCATTTTTTTATTCCTTTAAAAAACCGGCCCTAGTAACCGGCCACACGTCGCACTGTATATTTATTATTTAACTAGGATTTTCATTATCACCGTCCACATTCCCACATTGACCAAACTCACCGCCACACTTGCCCATAGTAGTCTTCCGATCAATGCCATCCAAAAGAACGTCACTGTAAAAACTAAAATTAAAACTAGTGACATCTTTCTTCCTCGACCTTTGCCGCTTCATGCATGCTAATAACGTGATCGAGAATCAACTCAAGACGTTTCGGGTAAGTCGTTTGTTTCGCTGCCCATACGTCAATCTGTTCCATCGTAGGATAAATATAGCTATCCAATATTCTTTCTATTTTTTCTTTTTGCCTTACGCTAAATGCAATCGCACTCATGACTTCACTCCTAGCTTTTCAAGTTCAAATTTCAATAATTGTAATTCTGGTTTTTTGTTTGAGACTAATTGCTGATTTGGTTTCTCTAGTTCGTAAAGATTTTCTACGCCTGCAATCTTTGCTTTGTTCAAATATGCTTTTGCCAACTCACGAAGTTGAGCTTTTGTTGTAGAGATCTCATTGTTTTGAATTGAGCAAAGATTCATCCATCCAAATCGTTCCGCTATAAAATACTTATCCCCTAAGTATGCTTTTGCTTCAGCAGTTTGTTGTGGCCCAAAACGTGAAATGCATTCAAAGATTTCGTTTGCAATAATATTTGCTTCGGAGTTTATATCTGCTTTTGGTTTTGCAAGTTCTATGATCTCTGCGACCGATGGAAAAAATTTGCACTCTTGTAAAATTTTACTAAAAGATTTTTTAAGCTCTACAACGGTAAGCTCTTTAGAAAGAAACTCCGTATATATTTCAAGGCGGTCTTGAGGAATTGTTTCTTTCCCATATGCCTTAGCTAAATAAACTAGAGCGTTGAAAATATCCGCCTTTAACTTATCCATTTGCCACCTCCCATTTGTTCACATACGTGTCAACAGTTGGACGGTTAGAATTCTTGTTTGCAAAATCGCCTTTGCGTAATCGTTCAATGTTATTGTCACGTAGAATCCAATCCAAATACGATCGAGGCTTTAATTTCGTTTTAAAGAAGTCTGACTCTAAACATAGGGCAAATATCGCAACCCAACTTTTCTCGTTAAATAAGGCCAATTCTTTTTGTCTGGTAACGAATTTTGAAACAAGCATCGGATTGTGAAATGTTTCATAATAAGTTTTGTCGTTAAATTGCTTGGCAATCATTTCGTTGAAAATATTTACAACCTGTGCGTAGGTTATTTTTTCATGATTGATTGCAAAATTAGAAATTGAGATCGTTTCCTTTTCTTTATCCTTATCTTTATCCTTATCTTTATCCTTTTCTTTATCCTTATCCTTATCCTTATCCTTATCCTTATCTGTATCCATACTGTTTGCATACTCTATGGATACCCTTTGTTTTTTCTCCAGCTTCTCTAGTTTTTCTATAACGCTCTTGTGAACTTTTGAATTAGGATTTAGCTTCCCGTACTGAAAACCAACGAAGCTCTTTAAGAAAATTTTATCATTTTCTACAACCTCAATTTTATCTGAAAATGTTTCAAGAAACTCTTCTTTAGATATTTGCTCGCCAACTTGGTAAGACATCAACCTAAAATTAATATCCCAAATTCCAGCATGGTCACAGTTGTCACAAATATAGTTCCATGCAAGCTTCATCTTTAAGTTTAATTCTTGATACCAAACCTTGTTCCACTTGTTTGTGTCAGTTAGTCTTTTAGCCATTTCTTTTCTCTCCTTGAGAAAATAGTTTTCCGTGCGATCATTTCGATCGCCATTCCGTTGATATAAATTTCTATTGTTTGTTTATATTATGTTGTTGCGTTGCCCATTATTCCCCCTTAAAATTATCGTGTGTTTAGTCATTAACAGCTCTTGAATTTCTTACATCAAAATTTTTTACATCAATTTTACATGGCTCATGTAAAGCTCAATGATTTTTAAGGAAACTCGGGGAAACAACTAAGACGAGATTCTTACTCGATAGATTTGTCTTATTAGACACTTATATAATTTATAGCCATTTAACTTTACCTGCCCTTTTCGGTCAGATACAATTTATATTATATGAAGTAAATTGTGTTTCCTATTGGAGAAAAACTTAGTTCTTTGCATTATCCTTGAATTTTTTTACATCATTTTTACATCATTCAAGTTCGAACTAAATTTTCTTACATTGTTTCCTTTTCTATCCTCCAAATTCCACGATAGACATTGCACTCTTTAAAAAGCTTTCTGATAAGTGAGAATAAATCATTGTTGAATTTATCGACTTATGTCCTAAGATTCTTGAGAGTGTATAAATATCTCCGCCATTCATTAAAAAATGAGCTGCAAAAGTATGTCTAAGCCCATGTGGGCCTATGTCTGATACTTCAGCAATCGATGAAATTTTTGTTATAAAATTATTAATTACGCGTTTTGATATAACGCTTGTTTCAATTAAAGTTGGTTTAGGCCCTCGCTTAAGTACAACTAAAGAATCGCGTTCATGACGATTTGAAAAAATAAAATGGCTTCCTTCGTTTAATTCAATTTCTCTTTTTAAGAACTGAGTTGCCATTTTATTTAATGGAATTGTTCTGGCCTGATAATTTTTAAGCGAAGTTAAACATAGCGTGCTCGCTTTAAATTTTGGTTCATTTGTTTTTGGCGAATAAATTGTGAATTGCGAAGTTAGTCTAATTACGCCTGTTTTAAAATCAATATCAGATTCTTTTAATGCCAATGCTTCTGAAATCCTCATTCCGGTATTTATCATTACAACAAATAAAGAATAGTAAGGTGATCCTAAAGATGCCGCTAGTACCTTTTGAACTTCGTCCTTGCTCCAGTATTTGATTGATTCGGTTGGATTATAGGGGAGGGCGTTTCTCTGAAAATTATCCATCGGATTAACGTTGATATATTTCTCAACATTATTAGAAGCAAAATTTAATATTTCATTTGTAACTATTAATGAGTAGCTCACAATATATTCACTCGCATGCTTAAGTCTAAGCTGTTGTACAAAGCGATTTAGTGTGACCTGATTAATACTTCCAATTGCAAGGCTTCCGAGAATTGGACTTATCCATTTATTAAAATTTGATTTGTAATTTCTTACTGTAGAATCTTTTTTGGTTTGTGATAAAAAATCTATATATCTTTCAAACACAACACTTAGGATTGTTTTATCTGATACTGTTTTATCAAATGTATTTCTTTTAAAATTATTTAACTGCCTTTCATAGGCCTGAGCATCTTTTAATTTATCAAAGGATTTACTTTTGTAGTTCCCCCCGCCTAGATATACACGTACAACATATTTATCTTTGCGTTTTTCAATACTCATTTTTACACGGCCTTATTACTTAGCACCCATTTTCTAATATCAGGTCTGTAGAATCGTACAAACCTTCCTAGATGAACATGGGGAATTTCTTTTCTGTGGCACATCTTTCTCAAGGTGCTAACAGCAATACCTAAATAATCGGCACATTCATGAACGTTCATTAATTCATCTCTTAATTTTTCAGTCATACAAATACTCCCATTACTCTAAAGCACTTCTATTTCGATCAAGCGAACTTATCGCAATCATGTCAAACTCAATATTTTCTAAACTTAGATTTTTTTGTGCAATTTCTTTTGCCTTATCAAGTAACTCAATTGAACTTGCTTCGAATCCGATATTAAAAAAGAATCCAGTTCGCTTAACTTGTCCTGATTCTGTTTTGCCGCTTGCTTGTATTTCAATTCTTTTCATTCTTATTTTCCTTTTCCTCAACATCACGCTTTAAGAATTTTAAAATTTTCTTTCGCTCTTTTTCCATCTCTTGAATATTGTCAAAATCAAAACCGATTTTTTCTTCATTCGACGTACTAAGTATTGTTAGAACCAAGTTAAGCATAGTCATTTTATTACCCGCAATTTTCATAAAACTTATTAGAAATATCTAAGCAAGCTGGATTACTATCTTCGAAAAGATCATTCATTAACCGATTTATCTTCCACTCGTTTTCAACACTGTAATTAAAATAAACTTCCCAAACAGAATCGATCTGCACAAGGTACAGATTTTCATACAAAGTAAATTCGACAGCAGAAAATTTTGATAGAACTTTTAAAGTTCTAATGAAGGATTCTTGTGGTGTTTTAATGGCAGACCAGTGTAAATAATATGAAGACTTTTTTTCTGGGCAATATACTAAGCCTTCGCCTTTATATTTATCAAACCATTCAACGTAACCTAAATATTTTCTACTCATGTTCAACCTACTATTCTTCGCAACTTGAGCAATGACATTCACCATCGCATTCACTGCAAAGGCCATAGCCTCTTTTAATTTCTTTATCGGTTAATTCCTGTCCACACTCTGCACATATTTCTTTTTCTTGGTTATCCATAAAATACCTACCTTATGAACTCACGTGCCTTATTTATAAATTCTTGAACGTCTTTACTTGGTGTTTGCTTTTTTTCTTCATTTGTTTTGATGAACCAATCTAAAAGCCCTTTAACTTTTTCTTTTCCGGCCTCATTGAAAGTCATTCCTTTTATATCTTTTCCGTAGTTGATCACATAATTTCCAACATCTTCGCGCGGTTTTGTGAACTTATCTTTCTTCTCTTCACCTGTATCTTTTTTGTCATCTGGATCAACTTCGTCATCTAGTCCAAGTAATCCAGATAGGGCATATTTTCTTGCATAGCTTGAAGTTGCTCCAGTGATCTGTGCTTCATCCATTCCCTTTTTAGTTAATGCTTCACGTGCAAATGCAGATGCTTCAATGCTCGACTCTCCATCTGTAATTGTTGCAGTTGATTTTATATAGTGCCTATCCCCGACTTGAATAATCTCATCGTTAAGCATAACCATTAGAGAATGACTTTTTAATAAAGGCTTAAGTGCAAACAAAATATCATCGGTGTCTCTGTACAGATATTTACCGAACTCATTCCATTGACCTTTAGGGACATAGATTTCGTCTTGTATTTGTGTTAATTTTTTTATGAATTCTTTGTTCATATTTTATGCCCCTAGCTTATTAAAAACCCAATCTTGAAAAACAATTTCATTAATTTTTTTCTCGTAACCAAAATCTTTTAACGTGTCTGGATTTTCTAAAAACTTTTTATATGTTTTTAGTGCTCTCTTGTATTGCATTCTGCCTAGTGCAATCTCAGCTTCTCCAATTAGAAAAGTATTAATTGCAAATGGTTTTGATGTTTCAATTGCTACAAAGTAAAATTCTTTTATGTTTGTGCCGTTTGCTTTGTTGTAAACATCCAAATAGAAAGCTGCTTGAATGTGGTATCCAAAATTAATACATGCTCTTATGAATCCATCACTGCTTGCATCTTGGCATGTTTTAATATCGATTAGGCAATTGTCTCCTAAGTAGTCTGGGCGGCATTTAATTTCTAACCCGGTCTCTTCATCAATTGCATAATAGCTATATTCAGCTTCTCCGCCCGAAAGCATTCCCATTGCTATTTCATGGGTTTTAAGATTTTCCAAAATGCCAGTTACGATTTCAATTTGATCCTCAGAAAGGACAGTCTTCCCTTGTGCTTCTTGTTCGAATGCTTCAGCATTTGCCTTACCTTCTTTTGTTCTACGGTCAAACTTAGGGGAAACGATAAAATTAGATTTAAATTTTTCAGGTTCAAGAATGGCACAATGAACTGCACTTCCAAGATCAAGTGCTGCCGACTCTTTCTTCTCCTCAGTTAAGGCGTGCAAAAGACTCTTAAGAGATATTTTCTTTAAGAGAGTTGATCCAATCGATTTGTTGGCGTGATAAGCTTCGTTTGACTCTAGTATTTTGCTCATTTATTTCTCTCCATCAAAAGGTCAGATATAGTAGGTTCTTCTTCGTCGTATCTGAAATCTGCTTCCTCTTCTTCGATCAAGGCCTCAAGTTTCTTATTCACACAATCAACGCATAAAATTTCATCGGTGAACTTGTGAATCATGAGATCAAAATCTCTTCCGCATTCATTGCAACCGCACTTTTCAAAAAGGCGAGGATTGTTTTTGTTAGCAATTCTCATCATGTTCTCCAAAAAAAGTCGCAAAAATCCGTTGTGTAAAAAGTACACTTATCTTGTTTAGTAAATTTAAATAGTGTTAACTAAGCGGCAGAGTCGTCTTCTTTCTCAATTGGAAAAAGAATATCTTCGTCAAAGCCAAGTGCTTGCGAAATTTTTACTCTAACCTTATTAGTTTTTGGACAATTACCTTTAAGCGTTTGTCTTGCAGTTTCAGGTGCAACTGATGCAAGTACAGCGATAAGGCTTTTGGGATCTTGTTTCCCCTTTGTCCATTCTCTAAGTAGCTCAAGGTTAACTTTTCGTTTTTCTTTCATAGGACTATTTTACTCCACTTTAGTCCAAAATGCAAATTACTTAGTCCAAAAATGGAATAAATTCATAATTGGACTATAAGATGATAATTTAACGTAAAATTGAATACTGATTTATTACAAATTGAGTATAATAAGTTCATGGTTGAGGAATATTTTTTTAAAAATTTGAGTTATTTACTTGAGAGGGATTCTCTCAAGCAATCTCATTTGGCAAAGAAGACTGGCATTCCACAATCAACTATAAAAAATTGGTTCTCTCGTAAGAGCTTACCGTCTTCCGATGCACTGAACAAACTTGCAATTGCATTCAATGTAAAGCCGCATTATTTTTTTATGGAGCCAGGTTCTCAAGAACTCCTCGCTCCTGTCACCGGCAAGACGCTCAACAAGCTTCTTGATCGATTGGCCCATGAGCACTTGACCGAAAGAGAATATAACGACTATCTAACGAATGGAGGGGTTGAAGGATTCACTAGAATACTTGTCAAAAACCTTGAGCATGAAACGTCAGTTGAATTCCCAGAGTATTTTTTAATTCTAAACAAAGAACTTCATAAATATATTTCTATGTCATTGATGGAAAATTTGAGAGTGAAGCTTCGTGAAAGAGATAATCCGAAAAAAGCAGACGCGTCCTAGTCTTTAAATATTTTCAAACCGGATTTCCCAGCGAGAATCTCGCTAACTTTAAGGCCAATATTGTTCCCCTTACTAACAACTCCTAGTGCGTCGAGTTCGATTAAAATCAAGCTTCCCGTAAAGATGATTACTTTTTGAAAATTTATTTGTTTCTCAAAATCAATTATCGTGCAATCGCGATAATCATAGTCTGCAATTATCAAATCAAAGTCTTTTCCACTTTCTAAAAAATCTTTAGGGTGCTTGAACCACTCAACTTTTACGTTGGGATTTCCAAGATTGATACTGTCAACGATTGAATCAGCGACCATTGAATTGTCTTCGATAACGGCAATAGTTGGATTTTTCTTCATCTTTTCATCATGTACGAAATTTCAAAAACCAATCAACTTTTTTTAAAATTTTCCCTGATTTTGATATAATAAAACTATATTCTTAAATTTTCTTAAAGATTTATACGCCCTAAAAAGGTGCAAAAATTGCCCACTTTGTATGTAAGCCATAAATGTCCATACTTAATTGTATGTACATATTTAGCCACCCTTGATTGTGTGGACATGTATAGCCACCCTTTGAGATGATTCTCATTGCTATTTGGTCGGTTATGATTTAAAAAAACGAGGACTAAAATGGTTAAGAAAAAACCAATTGCCGTTAAGAAAAAGACCGCCGTAGCAAAGAGAATTGTTAACAAGATGAAACCGAATCAGTTGCCAAAAAATACTAAGACCACAATCCGAATCAATAAGGCCATCAAAGATCGTCTTAAAAAAGATGGGATTTCAATTCAAAGAGAAGTCGATAATCTGATTAACAAACTATATGACAAAATTGATATTGATCAAGCAATTGCAAAAGAGCTTGATGAAAAACTAAAAAAAAAATAAGTAACCTTAAGAGATCCTGAAATATAAATTAGAATTTATTTTGTTATGCTCATATAATTTTATCCCGATAAAATAAGCATGAAGAGCATTAATTCCATTTATATTTTTATATCCGATCACTATACTGCAATAATTTCCACTCTAACATTTGTAGGTATGATGATTATCGGATTCTTCCAAATCCCCAAAAAAAAGAAATGCCCATTTTGCAATAAAGAACTAGTTGCAATTAAGTCTGAATATCAAAAGTCAAATGGGTTAAAAATAATAAATTCCGGCGAAGACATTCCTACAAATAAGCAAGTTATCTATTACAAGTGTCCAAAGTGTGAATTCACACATGAAGAAATATTTTAATATCATAGAGGTTAATTATGGCAAAGAGTACATCTATAAAAAAAAGAGCTCCAACTTTACACTAAGAGATCCTGAAATAAAAAATCAAAACGTAAAGAAGAAAACTTTAAGCCCGATATGTAATTCAAAAAAAGGAATTATATGTCTATTAACTTCACACAAAAAATTATTGATATTGCCAGTGTATTTAAAATTCAAAATAAACATGAGCAAAATAAAATAATAAAATACAACAATTCATTTATAAATTGCACGACCTTAAAAATTAAGAAAGATTACTTTGAATTTAACTTTGGTAATTCGAGATACAATAACCGTGTAACAGGAAACTATAAATTAATTGAAGAGTTTTACTCTGATTTTATTTCGGCCGATACTGTTAAACAAAAAAAGTCGCTTTATGAGAAGTATAAAATAAAAATTCAATCTAAAGAAATTGTTCTTCCAGACATTGAAGAACATATTAAATGTATTATCAAATCCGCAACAGAAGAAACTCCGTATAATTATTTTTCTTTCTGGAGGAAAATAACCCCGGAAATTTTAAATGAAGAATCAATGATGGAAGTTTTCTCACATTCAATTAGAATGCAAATGTGCTGTGACAATCAAATTACATTTTTTAAAGAAAATAATTCAGCAGATTATATCCAAGTTCTTGCAATTACAGATGGGCAAGCGGGTGATATTTGTTTTGAAGATCATAAAGGGGTTTTTGAAATAAACTACGATTACGCCTTACCACATTTTATTGGATGCAGATGTAGCTATTCACCCTTGTTTAGCTACATTAAGAAATACAAGAAAGAAATTGAAGCTTCAAAAAGACTAGATTAAAGAATTACTTTTCTTTAATTATTTTTAAAACTTTGTTTAGAGTATTTTTCCTTGTTGAAATATTAATAAGTTTTAGCTGTTGAGATAGATTATTTGCCAGCTCGATGGCCTTTTCGATTTCTAAATTATTTTTATCTGTGTTTATACAAAAAAACTTAGGCATCAGTACTTCTAAAATATAATCTTTCGAAGGTGCATTTACAGGACAATCTTTGCTGTGTATGTAAGAGTGAAGACTGGCCGGTATTTGAACAAGGTTTCCTGGATCATTGTTTTGTTTGTTGAAGTCGCAATGATGAACGTGCCATCTGTTGGGAATTTTCCCATCTGTTTTTTCACTGATAACCCTATGTATAATGTTATATTTTTCATCACACAAATACCCGGCCTTTATATATTTTCGTGCCTTTTCTTTTTTCTTTTTATTAGGCGTCATGAAACCTCACGCAGCATGGTTGCGAGTTTTATATTTTAATTGTGAGATGATTTTCTAGGCTCGTTGTTTCGTAAATATCTTGCATTCACACTCATCACTTTTATTTTTAAATAGTTTGCTATGAAAATAAATTCTAGGTTCACTGTTTCAAAAACTTTGACCCGATAGCAAATGCAATTAACCCGAAAATAATTTCTAATTTTAGAAAGATATTTTTAGGGGGTTGCATGGAAACGCAAATAGAGAAACCATCATTTGATGAAGTTTATTCTTATGCTACGAAATCTATCGCTCATGCAATTTTTAAAAATGCCTACTATTTTCCGAACGAAATAAAAGAAGAACTTGAACAAGAAGCAATGCTTCGAGTTTGGAAAGCTTACCAAGTCTTAGATGTATCTAAGGGATGGAAGTCTTTTATTCAGCTTCATTGCACAGGTGCAGTTTTAGATTATTTAAAAAAAGGCGAACAAAGCACAGAGGCCGAAGTTGAGCTCGAGCAACTGCAAGTGATTAATCGTGAAAACGATGACGGGCCTCTGAGCGTTGAAGAGATTGCTGGAATTTTCGAAGATCACTTTGAAGGCGAAATAAAAAAATCAATTGATCCAAACTGGGAATTGATTTCAAAAATGGCATGCAAGGATGAAAACCTTCACATCGTGGCCAAGATTCTTTTAGGTTTCAGTCAAGATGCAATTGCAAAGCAGTTTGAAGTTGCTTATTCTCCAGAAATTTCACGAGAAAGAATTTCACAAAAGTATCATGAATTTTTCAAAAAGCTCGACTCTCCTGAGTTCATCAATGATCCATGGGTTAATCAATGTATCTACGCCCTAGGATTGAGTGATATTTTCAAACAGGCAAAATTAGACAATGGATTGGGTTGGGATCTACCCTCGATCGATTTAAGCGACACTGAGAGCTTCAAAACAATTCGAAAAATGTTTGCACCTTCTATCTTTGATGTGATTGATTTAGATCAATAAAAAAGCCCCAATTAAGGGGCTTTTGTTTTGTATTTTGGCTGAACCCACAAGTGTTTCCACCTTTTGGTCGGGGTAGCAGTTAGATTGTACCACACATCACTATTCGCACAAAATTAAAAAAACTTGAAAAAATAACTTGCATAGCGTAATCTCTTATGCTACAATTAAAACAAGGGAAGACAAAAGATCAACTTATCGGAATTGTGGGGAATAACCCCCCTATAGCCGGAGGCCCTTGTGGCTAGTTTTGTATTTTGGCTGAACATTACTTCGTTGGTGATTGGGATTTTGGTCGGTCTTAAATCACTGCTAAAGAAGTAGTTTTCACCAGTCGGGTAGCGAGAAATCGCTACTCTTCCCTTTCTTTAGGAAAATATGAAAAAAGAAATAAAAGACAAACTACTAGAAAAAATTTTATTAAAAATGAAAGAGCAGAATATCTCTCAGGCAAAGCTTGGCGAAATGCTTGGAGGAACAGAGAGAAGAGTTATAAATCGACAGTTAAACTCAGATCAAACATCGATTGAAAAATATTTGGATTTTGCCGAAGCACTAAAAATAAAAGTAGAAATTAGGTTTTTAGACGAGTTAGAGTAATTTCGATTCTCTCTTTTGGATCGTTAAATATTTTCAAACTTCCATCGTGAGAATATACAAGCTTGTCATCAACATACACTTCACATTTTTGCAAAAGATCTTGAACGCCTTCATAGCAATTTGAGAGATCCGGCTCATGCTGATGATTCTTGAGATATACCTTCATGCATAGATTGACTGGATAGTTTATCAGTAAATCTTTTTTTGCTCGCATAATAAAAGGTGCTGCAAAGAGTTCCCATTGCTCATAACGTTCAGACGATCTAAAAAATGGTTTCCGAGAATATTTATTGAACCCGATTTGCTTTGAGTTTTTCTTTATTCCAGGCCTTCCAGGAATCACACAATGAAACAAAATTTCTTCACTCATAGATTTTTTAAACTCAATAATCTGTTTGAGCGATTAAGCCAACCGTTTAAAAATTTTCTTTGAGTAATATTTTTTTCAACAATTTGATTGAATCCTAAATCACAAAGTTTTTTGAACTTGTCTAAAAATTCATTTGGATCTGCCGAGTTGATAATTGATAGGTCGCTTGTTCCATATAGTTGATTACAATACTTGGGAGGTACGCCAACACCTCGAACAAATCCAATATCACAAAGTGCACAGGCAACTCCTTTATTTTTAATTCTATCGAGATCAAGTTTTTCCCAATATAGTTTTCTGAATACATACCTAGCATCGTCCTTAGATAAGTCTTTTATGTTTTGAGATGTTGCATTTTTAAATCCAAGCTGAATCAAATCATCCAAAATCACTCCGTACTTGGTAACACCTCCAGAATCAAATTCTTCATTTGAAAGTCCACCCTCGTTATCCATTGTGTAAGAATAAGCAAAGTCAAAATTTTCACTTACTGGAAATGAATAGCCTTCTGGAATCACCTTGATTGGAGAATATTTTTTAAACATGTCTTTTACTCTTGAAATCAAACTCATGGATTATTCCGGATCAACTTCAAGCAATGCACTGGGAGTCTCTGACTTCTTGGGAAGAGCTTGATCTAAAATGTTGTTAAAATCTTTTTCAGGCAAAGCAACAAAGTGAACTGCTTGCAAACTGCAAACTGAAACAAATTCAATTTTTCCAGTATTTAATTTTCTGTAAAATCCATAGTTCTTTAATTCTGGATCTCTTGCACAAATTGGTTGAATTGAATCGTTAAAATTGTTAAGCCAAATCGTTGCTTGAATTTGCTCTCTTGTTACACAAGAAACAAAAAACAATGAGATTAATATTAAAATTATAAAATTTATTATTTTCATTATTTAACTCCAGGGAGTGAGTCAACAATCACTGATCCCTCTACTCCGCTCAATTCGCCTGCTCTTGAACTTCCCATCGTTTTTTCTAACTCTCTTTGATCTTGCAGGGTAATTGCGTTTTTGATGATCTCTACATCTTCTTTTTTCATTGAATCGATTCTTGCATTTGTGTATTCTACGACAAGCTGTTGAATCCATTTGTCCACCACGGGAATTGCTTTAGCGATTGATAAGACCGCCGCTATAAATGCACTCATTATTTACCTGACAATTTTTTAGAAACATTAACTATAAGTTGAATCCAACCATTAGATTGAAGCTTTGGGTTCAAAGACATTAACTCAGATCCAATTAGAAACAGAATCGAAGCAATCAATGGAATATTATTTATCAATGTAGTCATTTTTTAACTCCAAAAAAAACGGCCCTATTTCTAGGGCCATAAAATTATGCTTTTAATTTTTTAGCTAATGAAGCAATTGCAAGTGCCGCAGTATCGTAGATAGCGTCATCTTTTAATTCTTCAGAAATTAAATTTACACCTTCAAGTGCAGCGATAAATTTTGGTAAAACATCTGAAGCAATTTCAGCTGCAGTTTTCTTTGCTTTAATATCAACGGCAACTGCTTCGATTAAATCGAAAACTTCTTTTACTTCTTTACAAACTTTTACTTCTTGAACTTCAATCATAAATACTCCCTAATAGATAAATTTCTATATGGTAATAATCGAGATCAAATAAAAAATGGAAGCTAAGAGAAGATGACTTCTCCGGATGAAGGTATTACTCGTACATCGTTAGAGTCTTCTGTACCTGTAGGAGTAACTCTTGTAATTGTGACTTTTAAAATATCGCCTGGAGAAACTAAAATATTATTAATTTTTCCGCTTGAATCAGTTAAGTCATAAACAATTTCTAAATTTTGATATTGCGTTGATGGGATTAATTGATCACCATTTGTAGAAGAGTATTGATTAGAAGAACTATTAACGGCATCAATTCCTTTTCTTACTAGTGTAGCTACAGATTGAGTTCTAAAATTATTTGAAGTTCCTGATGAGTATTGATTCAGCTTAAGCTTAATAGGTGTACCTGAAATATATGATGCCGGTACATGACAAATAAATCCCTTAGATTGCCCAAGTCCTTGTGAAAATAAAAAAGATTCAAAATCAAATTCAAAATTTTTCACAGGAGAAATACCTGATACATCATACCATGTTAAATTTCTCTGGGCCGTAACTCCAATCTCGCGAACAAAATCAACCCCATTGTTTCCACGAAGAAATATTCTTCCATCATAAGAATTAGTTGCAACTTCCCCCAACGTCATTGAAGTCGTTGAGGGAGTTATATTCTGATTAGTTTTTCTTCGAGGGATTATTCCTGGCACTAATTATTCCTTAAAAAACACCACAATCAATCGTGCTATTTGTGATTCCAACTCCGTCAATTGATCCACCCGTAATTGACACTGCACTTGAGCTTTGGGTTGCCATCGTTCCAAGGCCTAAATTACCTCTTGCTGCCGATGCATTAGTAAGATCAGATAAGTTATTTGAAGCGATTAATCTCGAATTGATTTGAGCTTGTAATTTACCAAGGGCCACAAGTATAGAATCAGTAGCACTAATTGCAGAGTTCGTTGCTGTTGCAAGCCCTGTGAGTACTGTGTTTAAAACTCGCGACACTGTAAAATAGAAATTAGTAGTTCCTTCTGCAATGTTATCTGTATTTAGTACAACTGCGCCTGCCTGACCATTAACGGTTGAAACCTTATTTTGGTTATCAATATAATCCCAAGCACTGCCATCATAAGTCGCCCAGTCACCAACACCGTAAGTGTGCCCTGAAATTGTTCCGGCCACGTTTATAATGTAGTAATCGCCTTTAGATGGGGTTGATGGATATGATCCAGCAGAAGCATCTAAAGTTCCTTTGTAAGTTAAAGCACCTGCTGAAACTTGTGAAAGAAGAGATTTAACAAAGGCAGTTGTAGCTACTTTTGTTGAGTTATCCGTGCCACTTGGAGTTGGGGCAACAGGTGAAGAGCTAAATGTTTTAACTCCATCAATAACTTGATCAGTGGTGCGATTTACATAAGCACCACTTCCTGCAATAGGAATAATAGTTGTGGCAACACCCGAGCCATTATCTCCATAGCCTAAATATAAAATATTATCTTGTTCGTTATAAGCTGGCTCTGTAGTTCCTAGAGATGCCGGTGCTCCCGGTGCTCCGCCTGCCGCTCTTCGTTTAAGTCTTAAAATTGAACTCATTTTTTTCTCCTAAAAGTTTCCAGAGTCTATGACTAAATTGTTAATCGGATTTTCTATTGAAAGTGTTCGTGTATCTTGATTAAATGCAAGAGGCGATAAAACATTTATCGTATCAATTCCACCCGCAGGGCCTCTTTCTCCCTGATCTCCCTTGTCGCCTTTATCACCCTTGTCGCCCTTCTCTCCTTGAATGCCTGGTAAACCATTTGCACCTGGAGCGGCAACTTCTCGAACGATAATTTTTTCAGTTTCTTTTGTCCTAATTATTGAACGCAAGCTTCCTCCGATTATTTACTTTCCCAAATTACTTTGAATTTATCTTTGGCTTCATAAAAATCAGAAGGTGCTACGTTTTGAACACCTAAAATTTCTCTTAGAGTGAAAGGCATTTCTTTACATGCCATAAAATAACAATAAAAATTTAACATTGAACAATAAAACGCTGTAATTTTAGTTATGCTAAACTCCATATCAAATTTATACGGAAGTCCTTTTTGAGAAGCCGCAATCATTGGAACAACAATCATTTCTTCTTCTGTTGCAAATAATGGTTCGAGTAAAGCTATGCTTCTCTTCCCCATTATGAAATCAATCAAATCAGTTTCTTTAACACCGCCAACAGTTACGGCCTCAATCACAGTGTTTTTGTCTTTTACAATCGCAGTATGTTTGTATTTTCCAGGAATTAATAAATTTGAAAGTTCACCTGATTTTTTTGATAATAATGTTTGTCCAGGTTTTAATAAAGCTTGAACCTCTCTATAATCTTTAGATGTGATTCTAACCTTCATAAAAGGATCTTGAAAAATCCCAAGTGACTTTGAGCAGAATGAAACAATTTCTAAAAGTAAACGATGCAAAAAGTTTTTCATTGTAATACCTTATGAAGAGAGTAATTGATTTTTACATTAATAGGATTAGAGCAAGTGTTCTTGTAGGCAATTCTGATTTTAAGTCCGGCCGGAATTTTTGCAGGATAAGCAAGCTCCTTATTAATTCCACCCGCAACATACCAATCCATAAATTGATTTAACAAAGTATCTCCCATTAATACCTGGAATTTAACTTCATCATCAGGGCAACTTGAAGGACTATACAAATTAGCACCTGTAAATAAACTGTCATCTGTTAAAGTTAAATCAATATTTTCAGTAGCACCTGCATTCACTGTGTAGGATGCTTTTTTTCCATCAAAGTTAACCATCTTTTTATCAATCATGTTCATATTCATAACATCATACGAGGTGCCAGAAGCAGCATACGAACTACTAAAAGTAGTAGTTATTAGTAGTAAAATAGTAGATATAACTTTCATGTAAACCTCTTAATATTCAAACCCAGATAAAACTACTGTATTATTTGATGTAGCTGAGCCAATTGCACTAACTCCAAAATATTGCCCATTAGTCCACTCAATCCCATCGGTAAAGCTCATGCAGTTAGAATTTGAAACGTTTGCAATTGCTATTCCTGTACCTGTTCCAACTGTTCCGACTAAAGGTGACGTAGTTGCAACCGTTGATGTGTTAGATCTCCTTAATTGAATTACAACTCCCTGAGCCGCGGCTCCAGCATTTCTTGCCGAGACGCACATTGATTGTAGTCTAAAAGTTTTCCCAGCTGTTGGTGTGAATGACGTTGCAGCTGTTCCAGCAACACCCTCAATGATTGGTATTAAACTTAACATTGCTTCAGTTGTTGAACCTGTGAACGTTAGTGAGAATTGTCTATTTGTTCTTCCAGCGTCTAATAAGTTTTGAACCATGAACCCATTAGTTCCTTGAACGCCTTTTTGAATCGTTGGTGCTTGAACAGTTCCAATTGAATTTGTTCCAGCATTTAAATTTACTCCGGCTGCGATTGCTGAAAGAGTTGATATTTCTGTTGCTTGATTGGCAGACGTGGCCGCACCCGATGGCAAGGGAAGTGATGCTGCACTTATTGCTTGGGTGCCTGGAAAATTTCCAACATTTACTGAGTCAGTGGTATTAATGAGCGACCAAGTTCTTCCAGTCGACCATGTACCAGATTGTGAAACACTTAATGGAGTATTTAATATTGATACTGAATTTAAATAAGCGGCCCTTGCCGAAAAGGTTAATAAAAATAGTATTAGATATTTCATGCTCTCATTCCCAAATAAGGCACGGACATTAATCCGTGCCATTTAATTTATTATAAAATATTCCAATTAGTTCCATCTGAAACAAATTCAGCTGCAAGGTATTGACCATTAATTATACTTGTAGATGCTCCATCAATTAATCCGGCCGCTGTTCCAACTGTTACAATTCCAGTTCCAACGTTCTTAACGGTAATTGATAAACCAGAATTTCCTACCGGCGTAGGTAAAGTTAAAGTGAAAGTTCCGTTTGCTAAAACAACATCATTTGCAGCTGTAAGAGATTGTGCCGCTGAAACCGCTGAAACACCTCTAAAGCTTGCACCTGTTAATTTGACTCCTGCGAATTGTGGCGTATCAGTTATTTTTAGGCCTGTAATATCTGCTTGAGCAAGAACAACTGCACCTGTGCGACCTGCAACGCTTGCAACCAAAGTTGCGTTATCAATTTTATCCCACGCTGATCCATCATAAGTTAACCAATCTCCAATTCTATAAACTGTTCCCGAGATCGTCCCGGCCACGGATACAATATAGTAATAACCTTGTGCTGGTGAAGATGGATAAACACCCGTGCTAGCATCGTAAGCACCTTGATATTTTAACGCTCCAAGAATAGAAGCTGGCAATTGAGATGTAGGAACCTTCCCCGATGCATCTAATCCAGCAACTCCGTTAACTGCACCAATTAATGCATTAATTGCAGAAGTAAATCTTGCAGCTGTATAATATAAATTAGTTCCTTCTGGTAAGTCAGAAGTCGTAGATGATCCTGTAAAGACACCTGAAACAAATTTAGCAACGCCCGAAAAGCCTGTTAGTGTTAAGCCTGTAAAAGTAGGTGAATCTTTTTTTCCCGTAAATTGTCCTGAATAACTCATTTTAAACTCCTTTTAAAATAATTAAATAACGAAATAGCTCATGCCGTTGCTTACAAAGTTTAAAACCTCGTATTGATTTCTAATCTCAAAAAATGTCTCTCCATCAATGGATTGACCGCTAATATTTAAGAGGATATTTAAAACACCCACCCCTATATTTTTAATTGTATAAATATGACCTTTATTTTGAAGAGCATCTGGAAGCGTGATGTTTATATCTCCAGAGGCAATGATTATATTTTCACTAGAAAGTAATACTGAACTTGAAATAATTGAAACTGAATTAACCGAACTTGTATTTAAGATTCTTGGTTGCCCATCACTAAACATCACATAGACAACACCCATAATGGCATATAGCTCATAAGAGCCATCTCTAGGTGCACTTGGATGATCGGTGTATTCGTCTATTAAAAGCATTTTACCTTTCCACTACAAGTTGCCCATGAGCAATAACTTTGCCCATAATTCTAAATTTACCTCTAACAATCATTTGCTGATTTTCTGGAATTGTTAAAGTTTCACCTTTCCTTATTAATCGAAAAGAAAAGTTAAAATGGTTATCAACGTAATTCTTATTTGCTACGTCATATAAATTTATTGGATCAGGCGAATTAATAATTCGCCCTTCACCATTTAAATTTAAATCTGTTTCAATGTTTTTTGCCATTAGCTAGCTGAACCCAACATTTCAACTACGACTGCAGTTAGAGATCTCTTTGCGGTTAGAATTCTTTGGTTAGGGTTTGTCCCTTTTTTAATTTCAAGAATAATTTCTTCACCCACTGAATTGTAACATTGGATAGAAAATAGATCGACGAAAGATGCCGCTGATACTGTTAGCGGAGTGTTTGCTACTAGGTTCACCGTTTGTCTTTCTTTTTTAACGTTCCCCAAAAGAGTTTCGTTAATATTTCTTTGAATCCCAATCCAGTGAGAAGCATTGGCCGGATCTGTTCCAACAAATTTTAAAACGTCACCTACTGCTAAGTGAGCTTCTCCGCCCATCAATCCAGCAATATCACCAGCAACAGAAATATCCCAATAGTCACCACGACGAATTACTGTATCGCTATCAATTAAATTTGCAACGGTTGGCAATGCTCCACTTGATGCATCAAATGCACCTTGAGATTGACCAATTTGATTTATTTGTTGCTGTACATAAGCCTCATCTGCAAGCACATGAATCGTAGTACCGTCATAAAATTTCTTCTTCTTTTGAGATGTATTGATCCAATGTCTTCCTGCGAATAAATCAACACCTGTGGGATCTACTGAGAGCATTTCCCATGCATCACCTAAGATGCTATTGCCATTCAAAATTAAATCTGTTTCTACCGATTTTCCCACTATCCTCTCCTTGGATTAATATCCTAAAACATGGACATTATATGTTTTTAAAATGCTTGATTTAACATCAACTGTGTTATCGATATTAATTCTCGTATCAATTTCAACTTTCTCTCTGTTGCGTTGATCGTAAACAATGACATCAACAACGCCTTTAATTATTTGAAGTGGTACATTATGCCATTCACCAACTTCACTAATTGTTATTGCAACTGTTTCAAATCCCCCTGGCGGCCCTGGATCACCCTTAGGCCCTTGAATAACTTCACCTGCTAGAACTTTTTCTCTAACAGTTAGTCTTTCAATGCTCGGTATTTTTATTAAACGTTCATTGCTATTCAAATCATTAGATTTAATAATCACTCTTGATGAATTATTAATTAAATCTAAGTCACTCACGCCGTGATTCTTCCAATGATGTCAAATGATCCATATATAAAACTGATTACAAAACCTTCTGGAGTTGTTAGTTCTAAGTCGTATTTATAAGAACCTGGCACTAATGCAGATGTATCACTTGCAGAAATCTTTAGAATTATTTTCCCGTTTAATGAATCAAAAGTTATTCTATTATTAGCAGTTGAAAGCTCAATTATTAAAGATGATCCAACGTCTTTTCTAACTTGCATCTTTGCGGAAAAACCAGTTAGATCAACAGGTGAAAAGACATCATCTGAAACTTCTTTTTCCCAAATAAGCTCATAGTAGAAAGTTGCTCCCTTTTCACAGGCAGTACTTCCACATTCCCCTTTTACGAAATTAAACTTCTGTGCAGACACATTACACCTCGATCTTCGTTTCTATCTTTGTAATTCGTCCTTCGTGATGCTCCATCTCTTTGACTACAACTGCGAGCTGAATACTAAGTTCTTGAACATTTTCTTTAAGCTCAATAGCGACTTGCTTTGTTTCTTTCATTTCTGAACGCATGCTATTCATAATCCAGACAATTAAAAAGCCAATCACGGTAAACAAAATGCTTAAGAAGAATAAAAAAATCTCAATATTATCCATCTAAAAAATCCTAGTACGTTGCTTGGCAATTTAATAAACCGTAAGAATTAACCGCTGTTGCACCTGTATAAGTCGAAAATGTAAAAGTGTTAGCATTAACATTTTGTGCATTTATAAAACCAGTTGCCATTGCTGTTGTTCCATTCCAACCATTCACTGAGCACCAAAGCGACTTATATGATTTTGCAGTCGTCATTGTGTAAACTGTTCCCGATGCTGAAATTGAAGAAACGGTTGTTCCAGGTTGAGACAAGTAAGCACATGCTCCACTAGTACAGTTTGTGTTTGAAGTTGCTCCATAAGACACAGTAAAGAAGTCTGTTCTAACTGCACCAGGAGACATCAACATATCTCTTGATTGAATAATTTGTTGTGAAGTTCTAGCCGATAAATAATCAGCTCCATTCTTTCTGCACATAATTGTAAATGGGAATGCTAAGTTTGCAGCCGATAAAGATTGCAAGGTTCTAACAGTTACTCCAGAAGAAGTAGGAGCTACTTCAGAAAATACTACCGCCGCACCACTGATATTTATTGTGTAAAAACAAGTTGGAGCCGTTGTAAAAACTCCCGAAGTAAATGTAATTGCAAAAGTTGATGTATTTGACAATGATGCATTTCCATTGATCCAACCAAGCCCATCGTTTGACTTAATTCCGGCATTTGAAAAGTCTGCCGTTAAAACCGTCTCGCAGCTAAGTGGATTATCACATCTAGTTGTAAAAGCTCCATCAGTTGAAGCAAGTTCAGCTATTGGAAGGTTGTATATTTCAAAGAAAATAACTTCTGATGTGTTAAAAATTGCAGTAGCGTTTTGTGCAACTAGAGGGTTTGCTGTTAAACCTGCACCTTCAGCACCAAACTCAATATAATTGTTCCCTGTAATAGCAAGAACGTTACCTCCAAGTGGAGAGCTTTCTCCCCTATTTCTCTTAAATGTTCCAACAACAAAAGTTCCAGCAACGTTTTGAGCGCCAATCGTATAATTATTTGGGAGACTTATTCTTGCAGGTGATGCCGCTAATGATCCCGCTGCAAATCTACATTTAGCTGAAAGATACATTCCATTTAAACTATATGAACAAGATGTCGTATTGATTGAACCGAAAGAACCATTTGGCGATGTTGGAGTAAAAGCAGTTGGAGCTTTTACGGTTTGCCCCTGTGCAAGTAAAGGGCGATCTTTTAAAGTGGCCTTATCAACATAAACAGTAGTTGCACTTGAACCGCTTAAGCGAATTCCATTTGAAGAGTTTCCATACTGTGGATATACAACCATTCTTTGAGGTAGACCTGCACCTGTGTATTGCATGCAACCATTAGCTGTTGAGGTCGCCAAAACATTTGAGTCCATAAAAGGACATAACCAAATATCAGTTGCAGCTGATTGAACCCAAATTGCTACTTCAGCATTTTGACCAGCTTTTCCTGTTGCATACTTCGTTAACGATTGCGAGAGTGTCCACGATCCACTAGTGACAAGTGCCGCCGACTTCGCTCCTTCTTGAAGGTTAATAGTAGAGCTTGTAAATGAAGTAACACCAGTTGTAACCCATCCGGCCTTTCCATTTTCAAAACCGCCATTAGTTAAAAGATTCAGCTCAACATATTGCCCATCAGTTGGAGCTAGTTGAGCAAAGGTAAAATTAATTGCACAAATTAAAAAACAAAATGTCGCAATTAAATGTTTAAAATATTTCATCGGGATAATCCTCCGTAATTAACTAAAAATTAATTCTGTAGTACTTGGAAGCATACGAACGTCTTCAGTATCTTCAGTCGATAAAGTTGCAACTCTTGTTAGTGTCACAAGAACCAAATCACCACTTTCAATCGCTACACTTCCAACAGATCCATTCGAAGCAGATAAGTCGTATTGAATTTCAATATTTTTAAAAGAAGAAGAATTTGATACTTCTGAATTTGTAGAATTATAAATATTGGCACTTGAATTTATCGAATCAACACCCTTCTTAATTAAAGAAGATGTTGTTTTAAACTTAAATGAGTTAGATGAGCTTGGTGAATAATGCGTAAGCTTCATCTTAATTTGTGTCCCTTGCACATAAGAGCTAGGAACTTTGACTAAATAGCAGCATGCTTGACTTGCACCTTGAGAAAATAGCAATGCCTTAGCACCATATTCAATTGCCTCAATAGGTGATACTCCCTCAACTCCTGCCCATGAAGCTCCGCCGCCCGCACCACCTCCGCCGCCTGATCCGAATGATGAATATCTAACTCCATCATTTGAAAACTCTAACAATGAAGATGATTGATTGAATCTAATAAATGAAGATCCAATTTTCATTTTAGAAGGAATAAAAGAAACATCTGTAACTTGTGAAACGTTTGTATCAAGCAATTGGGATTGCCCTGCAATTGTTGAAATTAGACCAAGAGAAATATTTGAGCTTGTTTGCCCTGGAGCAACTGGAGTTGCACCTGCAGTACCTTGAACAACATTTATTGAAGGAACATAAACTTTATCTAATATTAGATTGTTGCTATTTATATCAACTACTGTTGTATTGTTTGTAGTTAAGTAACTTAACTCAATTCTATCAATTCTAGGATTAGTTGAGTTTGCTGCCGGAACTGTAAAATTTAATTCAGGAAAAGTAACTAATTGGCCGTCTGGAAACATTGCAACCCCTGACGAAATCTTTGCTTGCATTCCACTTACGATAGAAATTTTTCCACCAGAAATAATTCCATAAGTTCTAGTTCCACCCAATACAGATGAAAGCATGCTTGTCATGTAAGTTTGAAATAACTCCATGTCGCTTGGTTGAACCATATAGGCGGCAAGGTTTTGCCAATTCATTTTTCCTAGAGTCATATTAATTAGCTCCTAATGTTGAATTTATTCCGAGAGCGACATTCCCCATAATCCATCTACGCGCTGGAGCAAAAACTTTGTGTCGCGATCCTGCTTTTTCGATTATCGTCAATCTCTCATCGAGTTTTTTTAAGAGTGTGGAATCAACAGGTGCAGTGAACGAAACGAGATAAAAACCCGTCGTTGATTCACCGCCTGTAAAAATAGTTGATGCTCCCAAGGTTGATTGTCCTAGAGTAAAGCCAAACTTGTTTACGTTTCTTGTAACAACCGGACGAACGCCTGTAATCGATCTTGATAAATCAATTACGCCTTGTACATTCATGTGAAATCTTTTATTGAATTTAATAAGTAATTCATCGACTCTTGTTTGAAGATCAACTCCGGATTTCACAAAGCCGAAATACTCATTCTCCCAATCATCAATAGCTAGATTTGTAACCGTTTCGGGATACATATTAGCTTGAAGCTCTTCAACGGTTTCTCTTGCACGTGCCAAAAGTCTTGCATAAATGCGATTATGAATTGAGTTTATTGAAGAATTAACATCAGTGTTTTCTGAGTAATCCTTATAGAAAACTGGATGATCAGTTCGAACAAGTAATTCATAATATGTTTGCTCTTTACTCATTTTCTAAAACGCCTGTATTGTAATCGTTCCAGGTGTTAAAATATTCACACTTGGAACAATGTAATATGAAGTAGAAGAATCTAAGTCTCCACACTTTCTTTCTTTAATTAAATTTCCAATTGATTGATCTACAAGACGCTCGATTGCTGAAGGCGTAAGCGTATCTTCAGGTCTTGCTTTGTATAAATAAACTTGAATAATCTTTCTAATAACTCCATCGCAATAACTTCTCATTGCAACCGATTCTTCATAAAGTGAATATTTGAAAATTAAATCTTTTGATAATTCAATCGGAGCTTTCGTAATGTGATCATCGGTAACTGGATTCAAGGCAAGGATGTATGCTTGAACGGTATTAATCAAGGTTTGACTTGGTAATCTATTTACTGGCAATCCATTTTCAACTGCCGATTGAATGTCCGTTGTGCCTGAAGTGATGTAAGTATCAACACTGTCAACACCTCTAGGCCGTCTAATTGTCTTTGCAGTTACAACTTCATTACTTGCTTCTTTTGCCCATGTTTCATAGGCCGTTGCATTTCCGCCTGTATTGTCATCTTGATCATGGGCCATAATTCTCGCAAGCATTTCGCTTGGAGTTTCAAGATCTCGCCCGTCAAGAAAAAGTGTTTCACTTGAACAGCTATTACTCACGCCTGTAATTGGCGTAGATAAAACAAATGGCTCACCCGTTGAATCTAAATTTTTATCAGTACCAGTTTCAATCGATTCACAAAAAACTGAAACAAAACCAGCACTGCCAATTGTTGCTTCTTGAATCGTTTGGTAAATTGCTCCATCCTTTACTCTTTTAACTTGAGTATAAAGAGGAATAAAGCTCCCATTAGATCCACTGAAAACAATTTTACCGTGGGATTTTTGCGGCTGTATTTGATCTTCTAACAATCGCGTCTTTAAATGCTTTCTTAAAGCTAAAGTTGACGCTGTAACTGGAAATATATCATTTGCCGTTCTTTGCAGCTCAGAGTAAAACGCAGACAAAGGGCCTGCATAAGTGTACATCTTAATTACGTGAGGGTTATCTATTTGTCCTGGAGATAATGTAACTTGAGTTATTGATTTAAACTCATCACATGCCTCTTGAACTATTTCACTTGTAGATTTAAAAACACTAGCCACTGATTGTCTCTCTTGTTATCAATGCCTGTATCGAAGAAACTCCACGACTCGTAAATCGATCAGTTATTTGTGGGCCATAAGGAGATAGGTAAAACTTAACTTCTTTTTCGAATTCTTGAATTTTTGATTCTGTCGCTTTTACGTTATTGAATCTTTTTAATTCATGTCCTGAGTTTGGAGCATACAACCAGTCACCTTTATTTAGTGCTAATGCAACTCTTGCAAGCCAAACTGGATGCTCGCTTGATTTTGGATTTAAAGTTCCTTCATCTACAATTATTTTCCCATCAACATCTATTTGCTCAATAATCATGTAATCGATCCTTGTGCTGTTCTTTGCACGTCGCTTGTAATTGAAATCGAACCCGAAACAGTTGTTTGACTATCCATATAGTTCATTGTCACAACACCATTGCTTTTAATTTCAGCAATAATTGCGGTGGCCATGGCCTTGGCGTACTTGATCATGTAATCATTCACGGCCACGCCGAATGTGTTTGATAATTCCGATTCTATTCTTGTAGCTAGCGAATCTTTATCTAATGCCATATAGCCTCTTACTTCTTCGCCTTAACGGTCTGAGATAAATGTATTGACGAACTTGGCACTAATGGAGTTGAAGTTGGATAACCAATATTTCCCATGTGCTGATGATTATTAAAAAACTGTTGAAAAGTTTCTCCGTTAAGAATTTTTTCAACTGTTCCCACGCCAACTTCAATATCATCGCTATTCATTTCTATTTTGGTCGCAGCTGTTATTTTCACTTCTGCTTGAGAGTTAATTTCTACGTTAGAGCTTGCAGTGATTAATGCCTTTGCTTGTGTAGTAATTTCTGAATTACCGACACAATTAATCTTTAAAGTTGTTGGTGATGTTATTTCGATTGATCCATCGTTTTTTAAAACTAGAGTCGCTTTGACAGTTGTTCCATCTTCCGTAGTTGAATAGAGAATTACTTCACCAACACCAACCGGAGTAGGCCTATTCTTATGTAGATAACCAAGAATAATATTTTCATAACCCGAACCAAACAGAGAGTTCCAAAATGCTGGAATGGCTTTTGGCACTCGAGAGATAAAACCAAACGGAGAAAGATTTCTAAAATTATCTGCAGTGCCTTCTGGGTAAAGATTATCAAGCTTCGTATTTAACTCGTCTTGAGATACAACAAGTCCAGTCTTAAATGGTTTAACAATTGAAAGAATAAAATTTCGAAGAGAGTTATTATCCCATTTCATGCTAAAGAATCCTTTAGAATAAATAAGAGTTGTACTTCAAAATCAGAATCAGTTTGAGAATAATTAATTCCAACTAGTCTCATCTTGTCATTGATCTTGAATGATTCAGATTTAATATTCCAAATTTGATTAACTTCATAACCAATATGAGTTCCATCAGGTGCAATATAATAAGGCAACGAAGTGCTGATTATGACCTGAAGAAGATTTTGATTGCTCTTTCGTAAAATGCTCTTAGCAAGATTGTTTTTGTCTGTTTGTGCAGAAATTGCAGCTTCTTTAGTTACAAGACTTGAAAATTGATAAGTTCTAATCAAGGGTTGATAAACCTGCAAAGCTCTTGATTCTGTGTTTTTAAACGGCAAAGAAGGCGTAAGAGAATAACCAATATTGTTTTCTCCAGTCATCCAGAAAACTTTTACCTCTGAAACAACTCTTGAAAAATTTTCTCTAACTGTAAACTTGTTAACGTTAAAGTCATTCTTTTCATTTAATGTATATGGAATTTGAAGAGCCAGACCTCCATCAGATCCCCAAATTATGGCCTGACCAAATCTGTTTTGGTAAATAATATTATAAACTTCATCTGCAGTTTGTTGAAGTACAGGTGCTCGCATGGCATCCGACAACTGTGGAACCAGTAATGGATTTTGATATGCACCACTTTCAATTACAATTCTCTTAATACCTTTATGTTCAAGGTATTTTTCCATATAAGTATTTTTAATTGAATAGCTTAAGAAGTCGTATAACGAGGCACTCTTCAAAGGTTGTGCATCAAAAAAAGGTAAATTAAAAAGTTGACCTAGAAAATCTCTACCATTTGCTTGAAAACGAAATATGTTTCCAGAAATTTCTTTTACGAAATCTTCAATAAAGCCACAACAAATTTGAAACTTGTCTCCATCGCTAACTCCAAGAGCATTCTTATCATTTGATAATCTTGTATTATTCAATGAAATATAGAATTCAACAAAGTCGTGGGAGTTTATATCGATCTGACTATCTAAGCGAAACGTAATATCAAAATCAAAAGAGTCAGTTAGTTGACGAATATCCTTATTAATCGTTACCCGATTAATAGCTGGGATCGTCGTTATAACTTCACCTTTTTGTCTATTGATAAAATTGATGTAAATATTTGGCTTATAATCGCTCATCAAAGAGTTATTCGATTAATCCCATCAATTCGTTAGAGGTTGATAACGGTGTATCTTGGAATGTCTAAAATATCAGTTAAATTTCTATTGAGTTCGTAAACATCGTCTATATCATTTATCGTCTTGCCATTTTCAAAACACACTTCAAGAAGGCTTGTGTTATTCATTGTTACGACTTGAGTTGTTGATTCGTTATTCAGTAATGCAATTAGATCATTTATTTGATTAACGAGTTGAATCCCTCCAAGTGTAACATCTTTGGTTGCACCTTGAGTTTGTGCTTCAAGCGTTTTTTGAGTCTCTCTAATTGACTTTGCAAAATCTTTAAGAAGCTTTACGGCCTCTTTATTATCTTGAACCTGAGTTTTTGTCGTCGTGATAATATTTACTTTTTGGTCGTTGCTAATACTTGTAGAGGTTGTTGTGCTTGGGTTTTTAAAATCAAGTGCTGATAAATTTGAATTGTATTGAGTCGCTGACTTCTTAGTAAACTTATTTTTTAACTGATCAACCATTTCTCTAATTCCATCAACTGCACTATGAAGGCCTGTAATGGTATTAGTTAATGATTTTTCTAAAGAGATAATCATCTCTCTTGTGTTTCTTGAAATATTTGTAACAGAGTTAATTGTTACTCTTGCAGTTGTAACTAAGCTTTCAGCTTCTTTGATTGCACTTATAATTACGTTATTTGCAATTAAGTCTTGCGTGCCAAGTGCAAGATCCTGAACCGCATTCATTGCCGCATGAGTGTCTGCAAGAAATTTTTCAATTGTAGAAATTGATTTTTTCTTGCTATTCAAATCATCAAGCAAGTTGCCTTTATTGTCGATGTCTTCAATCCAAGAAATGCTTAAGATTGTTGAGCCGCCATCTTGTGCAGTGGTCTTTCTTGATTGTCGCTGAAACTTTGCCCATACAACTTCATCAAGATCTGGAAGAATTAATTTTCCAGATGTTCCTTTATTTAAAGTTTTTTCAAACGTTGCTAAGTCGTTTCTGTAGTCGTTCCCGAAAAAAACAACTTCAGCATTGAACGTTCTTGCCTTTCTACCGAAGTCTTCAACTTGAGATCCATCGATCAATGCTTTGTCTGAAATTTGCAATCTTCTTTCAGTTACAACTTCTTGCGATACTGCACCAAAGCCAGTTGTATAATTCTTCTTAGGAATTGCGACATGAAAACGTACGCTTTTAAAACTTCCATCAGTGATGTTCCAGTTAGTACTTGCCATTATTGCACCCTCGCATCTCTAGCATTGTCTGCAGCTGTTGGACGTGCCATAAAGCCTGGATGCTTAACATCGATTTCAACTTTTACTACTTGGCTTTTTGAGCCATAAGTGTCTTCATATTCTTCTTTGCTCATTCCACCCAATGATTCAGGAACTAACTTTGCCATCCCTTTTTCAAAAACATTATATTTTTGACCGTACTTATTTGTCGTTCCATTATCAGTTGCATACTCATCAATAAGTGATCCCGCACCGGCCCCTAATAATCCAGCACCGGCAACCATGCCGAGCTTGCCAAGTAAACCCATGCCTTTTGCACCTGCACCAGTTGCGGCCGTTGTAGAGTTATTCATGGCCTCTTCAAAAGATGTCTTAAAGTTCTTCCCGATCTCAGATCCATTAACAACATATACCGGAGTAATTCCGGCCTTCTCTAATGCTTTACCTTCGGCAACTCCAGAAGCAAGTCCACCGCCTATTCCAATTTTTGACAAGACGTTCTTAAGAAGCATCCCTCCGCCGGCAACGGTTAATAATCCAGCACCAACTAATCCTGGGTGCTCCGCAACTCCTTTCATCCCTTTGCCGATTGCTCCAGGTGTTTCAGACATTGCTTCAACAATATTTCCTTTTAATAAGCTTTTAAAAGGTTTTTCAAACCCGCCAACAATATCAGTTACGCCTGTTATTAATTTGTTTTTAAAGCCAGAATAAGCATTAACGAGATTGTCTTTTGCCTCTTCCGCACTTTCAGAAAACTTTTTCTGATCTTTACCGGCCTGCTTAACAGTTCCGTTTAGTTCATCAAAGTTTTTTACCATGTTGAAAATAGCATCTGAACTTTCTGCCGATAACCCTGAAATTTTTGAAAAAACTTCACGTGCTTTATTTTCATCGCCTCCGCCATATCCTAACAGTCTTTGATAAGCTCCCTTTGTTCCAAGTTTTGAAATATCAAACTTACCGCTTTTGTCTGTTAGTTTATTTGTGCCAAGAACCGAAGCTAAAACCGATCCTTCCGTAAGGCCATTATTAGAAATAGAAATTAGATCACTGATCGCTTTGATTGAATTTTCTTTACTTGATCCCGTCTTGGTTGCACCGGCCATTATTGATGCAAGTTCTTTTTCAGATAGTTTCGATTTTTGCAACGATTGACCGCTAACAGATCCCATTGCTTCCATTGCATCGTCTATGTCTTTAAATCCGTTTCCATTTCGTCTTAATACATCTGAAGCTCCAAGGACATCATTAACGTTTGCTAAATTTACTGCACGTCCTTGACCTTGCAATGTGCTCTTAACAAAACCTGAAACCTTGGTCGCATCCCCATCTCCCATCGCTGCAGCATTCCCGATAACACCCATTATCTTGAGAAGCTCGTCTGGGTTCTTTACTGATGAAAACATGTCTTTAAAAGATTCTGCCATTGAATCCATATTGGCTGTTGTTTCACCTGAAATTTGCATGATGGATTTTTTCCATTTTTGCAAATCTTGTTCACTGGCATTTGATCTTGATTTAATTTCTGCGAATGCTTTAGAAAATGAAAATGCCATTTCAACAGCATCACTTGCTGCCTTCTTAATGGCCTTTGATCCAAGATCAAGAGTTAATGCTCTTGCACCTAGACCAATATTCTCTTTCATTTTTTTGCCGTAATCTTCAAACTCTTTAGAGACTGACTGTCCCCATTTTTTAACTTGAGATTCATTTTGTGCCATGACCTTAGAATTTTCAGTCATGGATTTATTCATTTCAGTCGTTGCTGATTTTGTTTCAGTATTGGCCTTTTTTATCCCTTCAACGTATTTACTTGAATCAAGGGAAACTTTTTGAGTTAAATTTTTTTCACTCATTTATTTCTCGCTGAAGGCCAGATTCATTAGATAGAACCAGGTTCTTTGTCCGTCGGTAAGTTCGGCACGATTTCCGCCAAAAAGAATTTCCCAATTTCCGCAAGCTCCCATGTAAAATAATCTTTCGGAGTCTTTTGCTTTTTTTTTACTTCTTCAATTATCTTTTGGATAATTTCAACACTCATAACTTGAATGTCTGGATTTATAGCATTATTGATCGTCATGTATTGATCATATAAATTTGATAAAACTGGCTCAGGTAATGACTCAAGAAAACCAGCGGCAAAATAAGGAGCACCTTCAATTGTTGTTGCACGATCAATGACTTTAATCATTGCTTCGATTGCCTCAAATTGTTCGGCCTTCTTCCCAGTTGGATTATTTCTTTTTGCACTTTCACTTGCAATTATAGAAATGTTTATCATTTCTTTTGCAGATAAAAGCCTGCAAGGAACTTTCCACCCATCGATACCGATCTCAATTTTTTGAGAGTTTCCTTTTCGAAGGTAGGAAAGTAATTCCTCTGCAGATTTGATGTTGTGTACTTTATTAGCGTCAACCGCTTCAAGTTCGTTTTTCATTTATTAATAACCTATAACCGCATTAACTCCAGGCCCGCCTTCGTTAACTGCATCGATCGCTTCAAAGTTAATTGTCTTAGAAGCATCTCCAACTGAACCAGAGTAATCTTGATTAGACTGTGCAAGACCTTTAAGGGTCCAACGCTCTCCAGAGTTACCAAGTTGGCATATAGCATTTACATCTTGTCCATATAAGAATGCTAAATCGATTTCTGCTTTATCATCTGGAACTTCAAGTTCGATTGAACCAGTAATCTTTCTGTTTCCTTTTTTGTACCCTGCAGTTCTTCTATTGGCCGTCATTGTCTCTACTCGAGTTAATGACTCATCAACAGTCCATTTGATACTTTTAATATTTTGTTTTTGAACACCGTTGATTGTTAAAAATCCTCGGTCTGCATAAAAATTTGTGGCCATTTATCTCTCCTTAATTAAGCAACGATTACATCAAATTGAGTTCCAGCATCTATTTCAATACCCTTGTTATGGAAGCCTGGAATTACGTTTGTAGGAACTCGGAATAAACCGGCATGTCTATTTAGTACTGATCTCTCAACTGTGAATTGATCAACCAACTTGTCTACATATTGAAGCATTTCTAGGTCTTCCATTATTTGACAAATTTGAATCATTTCAGATTTTAAAGATTTTAATTTTTCAATGCTCGCTTTTGCTCTCTTGTAACGAGGTTGAGAAGCAAGATTGTAAATATTTTTTCTTAAGTAATATAAAACTTGCCAGTCTTGCATATCGTAATAAGCCGTATCAGCAATCGTTGAAACTGTTCTTACGCTTGTAATAGTTCTTGTAATTGCAACCTTACCAGAAGCATTGATTGCAAGTGGTGCAAGTCCTGAATCCAATCCAAGTGCAATTGTTCCAGTATCGCCCGCCGTATGCCAATCAGATGCATTTGCAGGTGCAACTAGTCCACCGATAACAATTCCATTAAGAGGTAAGAATGGAACTGTTAAAGATGCACAAACTGCAGCGTATGCGGCCGCAACGTTAGAAACTTTATTTGATTTTACTGTTGCTGTATCTCTTAACCAAGGTAGGCAGATAGCTTGTGATGCCGCTGCAATTCCAACCGGAGTTACAGTCGCCATTTCGCCTTCAAGTGCCATAAAACCAAATGAACCGAATTGTCCATTGTCACCGCGATCATTGCCATTGATTGCTGTTAAATGATTTGTAAGTGCAGTCAATGCAGCTGTATCTGTTCCTTCAAATGGTAATGCAATATATGGGAATGGAGTTGATAAATATCCTCCGAATAAACCTGTTAGATCTGCAGAAGTTGCATCGTGTGCCATTGCTAAAACTTTAATTGGTGGAAATAATTTTGTATCAAGATCAGAGTAAAGAACACCCTTAATTGCTGCAACAACCATTTCTAAAGCTTCTGAGCTTGTACCGAACTTTGCAGTACACTCAGTAGCGGCAAGAGCTGGATCACCATAGTTTTCAATTGCAGTTAATGAACCAACTGCAACGCTCGCACCACTCGCTGCAAGTCTTGCTACAATAACTAAAGTATTATCTGCAGCAACTAAACCTGAAAGTTCCACCTTTACTGGAATCTTTGTGCTCGGTGCTCTAGTAAATGTAATATTAGGTGATGTCATTACTTGTCTCCTATTTCTAAAATATGTTTTTTATCTAATGCTCTTTTTAATTGGATCTCTGACTCGTATTTAAGCAAGCTCATATCGATCTCAACCGGTTCTTCACCTATGCGAATAATCGAATTATTATAAAAAATTGGGAGAATAAATCCTTTCTCAGCCTTGAATTTTTTAAGTGAACTAATTTGTTTGGCCTGTTTCAATCTGCACTCCTACATTTAAGGATTCGTTATCCTCGCTCTTGAAAATATCTAAAACCATGCCTTCAAGCTCTCCGACATCAGCTTCATCAAGTGAAGCGAATGGATCAAAGCCTTCATTGTCTGCACGTAGTTTTTGTAAATCGAATTTGAAGGGAATAGTTAATTGAATTGCCGGAGCTGAAAATCCATCCATCTTGGCAACGCCTTCATAGTTGAAATCTGTTCCATATCCAAATGAGATTAGCCCTGGGACTTTATCGAATAAATTTAATGGCCCACCTAGAAAGCGTTGAAAGATCAATCCTACTTTTCTCTTGTGTCCTATTTTCTTATCAAGGTTAACTGGCAAGGCGATCGTCATAGAGATCGTGCCTTCAAAATAAACATTGAAGCTTTTAAAGTTTTCTTTTTTCCATTCAACCAAAGCGAATGGTAATATAGTTTCATTTATGTTTGGATAATAGTTATCGTAAATACGACTTCCCTTCTCTCCTCCAAACATGATTTGAAAGACTTTCTCTTTCATCATTTCATTTTTTAATTCTTTAATTAGATTTTCACCGACCAAAATTCCAGATACATTGGCATAAGAATTTTCAACTCGGTTTTCATTGTTTCCACTCATTCAAAACCGCCTTTAGACAAGTGGTGCATTATCTGTTTAGAAATCGCATCCTCATCTTCAGATCCAAAGCCAATAAAGGGACGAGCTGGAATTTCAAAAATTCTTTCCGGAACAGTGAACTCGATTCCTTTTCCAAAACCATTTTCAACTTCAAAAGAAGGAACAACTACAAGCCCTCCATCGTTTTGGATTTTTGCATATCGAACATTTGTTCCAAGTATTATTTCATCGCCTGTTGTTGATCTAATTTGCTCAGGGGGTGAATCTTTTTTTGCCAAAGAGTTTTTTAAAGTTCCTGTATCTTGAAGGATTTTAATATTTCCTTTTTTCTTTTTATCTTTGATTTTCTTATTTCTTAAAGCTTCAGATTTTTTTGACAATGACTGCCAAGCTTCGCCATCAGGCGTTCTTTCTTGTTCGAACTCATTATCTTTCTGACGTATCATTAAAAAAAGAATTTCGTTTTTTAAGTCTTCGTAGACTTTTCCTTGCATCATGTTTGTTATTTGGATTGGTTTTCCAAAATCAAAGTCTAACTTCAAATGCCCATCTCCCAATTATTGTCATCGTAATAAATCGGGTAAGTTCGATTATCTGCACGAGCTAATCCTAGATTCTGAATTGGATTTTGTGCGTTTTGAGCTTGGACAAGTAAAGCAAAGCCAAAATCAATCATTGGATCTAAGAGTGATTTTATTTGTGACTTGTACTCGATGCCGTGAACGTTGATAAAACGCTCCGTAGAGTCAATAGTACCCGTTAGCGTTCTATTTTTATCGTAACCGATAATCTCACGCACTTTGCACGTCATGAGATTTAAAATCTTATTGCGAGCAAATTGTCGACATGTGGAATAGGCCCCACCGTCAACCGAGATTAATGGAACGACGAATTTTTTTGACAAGTCAGTTTCAAGATCTGCAGTTGCACGGTCTAGTAATCTTTGCTTCTTTCCATCTTCACAAGTTTCATAATTGAGATCGTCTAAGATCCCTTGAAATTGTTCCGATGTGATGTATTGATTATGGGCCATTTTATTTATTCCAGAATGTGTTTAATGTCTTCTTTGAATTGAGCTTTTAAATGCTCATGATCTGCTAAAGAAATTTCAGACTCTTCGCCCTTAATTAGAGCTCCACCATTCGGAAGATGCATGAATACTTTGCCTTTAACTTTTAAAGTCTTTTCTTTCTTTGCTACTTCTTTAGGTGCAACTAATTTAACTTCTTTCTCTTCACTTTTTTTCATTTCTGCCATTTTGATTCTCCATTGTTAAAGCGACATGAATTAGATTTCTCCTCTTCATGCCGCTCGCTCAATATTTGTACCAAGTCCGTTTGTTACTAATATTTAGCGAATTAAATTCCAGCTTTTGTATTAATAACTAAAACGTCGTTTGATCTCATAAGGTTTGGCCCGCCGTTAAATCCTGCAGTAACATCAACCCATGGAGCTTTCTTGTTTCTTAATCCCTCTTCATCAAGGAATGTATAAACACCGATTGCCGGTCTTTCGATTGTTGCTGTTGGATCGTTCAGGTTGTAAGTCATTTGGATTTCTCCGTATTGACCGTAAAGAGTTCCACCCATGTCAACTACTGCAAGAATTTTGTAGTCTGGTTGGAAGTATTTAGCTGCACCGTTAACAATTTTACCGCCAACAGTTGATTGATCTTGGTAAGCATCTTTAACAACTTTAATTGGTGGAAGTAACGGATATAAGATTTCTCTAATCTTGTTGATGTCACCAACTGCATTTGCGTTGTTTGTGATAACAACTTGAGCTTCTTTAGACATTAACATTGCTGCAGCTGTAATTGGGTTTACTACAAGTTCTTTTACAATGTACTTATAGTAAGTAGAGTTTAAGCTGAAGATTGTATAAAGATCTTTGAATGGTGTTGAAGTATCAGCATTTGACCAATCAGTTGCAGTTTGAACTGTGTTACCAGCTGGCTTTGCGAAATCAAATTTCGTTTGTCCACGATACTGATATGTTCCGCTAAACATAGCATCACATGCTAATTGATTTAATCTGTTGTTTAATTTAACTTCAAGGTTTTGTCCAGCACGTGTTAAGAAGTCTAATGCTCCCTTAGTAACGCCCGTTGCACCTCTTTCTCCGATTGATCCTAATCTTCTAAGAGTGATTAAATCTCTTTCGCCGAATCTAACAGATTCTTGATAAGCACCTGGAGAATATTCGAAAACTTCTGAGCTAGAAGCGTCGCCATTTTTTCCTTCTTCACCTAAAGTTCTTTCCGCAATCAATCCACCAAATCCGCTTACCTTTTCATGGTAAACAAGATGCTCAGGTCTTGATACTGGAGGCAATAAGCTTAAAAAGTATTGCTCGGCCGGTTTAACCGTGATTTCGTCTACAACAGCACCAATGATTGCTGTCTCTCTTTGTCCAATGATTCCCGCTAGGGCAACATTATTTCCCATTCTAAACTCCTTTTAAAATTATTTAAGTCTTACTTCGTCTGCATCGATAAAATGAAAGCCAGCTGCAACTGTTAAATCCGCAGCAACTAATCCAGAGTTAACAGCTGATAAAGCTGCCATTCTGAAAAATCCTTCAAAGAATCCAACTGCAAAAGCGTCAACGCCCGCTGTGATTTTCATTTCGTCTTGTAAAATACGAACAGCATCAAGTGCTAGAGTGTCAGTTCCATGAACAAACTTTCTCCATTTACCATTTGCTTTTTTAACTAGGATTGTTCCTTTTAATAGAGACGCATCCGCTGAAAACTCAGATCCATCGATAACAACACTAGATGCAAGAGCGAATTTTTCAAAACGCGATGTAATGCTCATGTTTGTAATTGTTGGGTTTGCCATTATTCTTCTCCTTCATCTTCGCTATCTTCTTCAGACAACTTGTGTTCTTCTTCTTTCTTTTTAATTTCTTCTTCTTCTTTATCTTCGCCTTCTGACATATCTTTGATAGCTCCAGACATTTCCTTGAATTTAGAAATACACTCTGCAAGCTTTGCATGATGTCCTTCCATTTCTTCAAGGCATGCTTTTAGATCTTCGGCCGACATTGAATCATGATCTTTGTCTTCAACTTTTTCTTTGTCGTCTTCAGATCCTTCAGCTAATTTTTTCTTTGCTTCGTCTTCTTCTTCTTGTGAAAGCTTTATGCCTTTACCTGATTTTTGAAGTTTGATGGCCTCTCTCATTGCTTCTGGACTCATATCAAGATTGATTTTCTTGTCTGCTTTTTGCCCGTAAGTTTGAGCATCTCCCATTGGCTTTCTCGTTTCATACGCTGCTAAAACTGCAGTGATTGCAACTTCAGGCATTGCCGCAAGAGTTTTGAAATCCATAGCTTTAAGCTCAACTGGATTCACTTTATCTTGGCGAACAAGAGCATTAAGCTTGCCCTTGATGTGGCCTGCTTTAATTGAAAGAGCGATTTCATTTGATTTTTTTTCAAGAGTAACTAGCTCGCCCTCTAGTTTCTCAATTTGAGAAATCATTTTGCTTAAGGCCGCCTTTCTCTTTTTGCGGCCATCGCTAATCACTCCCATCAAAGCAGTGTGCTTCTTTGATAGCGTGGCGATGTTTTTATTTTTTGCCATCTTAGATCCTCCTTTAGGATTCTGTTTCTTGTGTTCTAAAACTATTGAGCCTCGGGCCGCTTCAACAGCGACAAACGAAACTTCAAAAAACTCATAAGTTTCTTCATCAAATGAAATTGATAATTGTGCATACTTGCCGGTTTCGACTTTCTTGATTGCATCTTCTTCATCGATGCGAAGGTTTCCAAAAAGACCAAACGTCATTTTTCCATCAATCTCTTTCCACTTCTCAACACTCATTCCATCAGCTAGTAATCGCCCTTGAACAAGTTCAACATTTCGATCATGGTTTAAAAGAATTGGAGCGTAGTCGTGTTGGTTTGTAGGATTAGCTTTATCGGAAATGTATCTTTCCATAATGCCTTCGAGCATTTCTTTAGTAACAGTCACCTCGCCATACATTCCGCTAAACGTTCCAGTTCTACAAAGTAAGGCCTTCTTAATTAGACCTTTCTCTTTGCTTGCTAGAGATTTGCTTTTTGAAATAGAACCACTATCTAACTGTTGTTTTTTCATTTAGTACTCCATACAGTTCATCGACTATCCCCAAGCAATTGGAACCTCGGGGACTTTTCTTCGTCCTTTAAAAGTTTTGCCTGATTCATCGGAGTGAACACTTCCAAACTCTGAACCTAGGTTTTTTTCAATTTCTTCTTGATATTTTTTTATATAGCTAAAGAGTGGTGATAAAACCGATCTACAATTTGGATGAAATGGAGGTTTAAATTCCTTTTCATTAGCTCGATCCACTGGAATAACGTAGTGATTGCGACACTCGCAAATCTTAGATATACGTCCATCTGTTATCGCGATAATTTGAACAAAATCAACGCTAGTGCTTGTTTGAAAATATTCAACTCGTGAGTCATTAAAATATTTAGTGGTTTCAGTTCTAAAAATTGTTTCAACTTGAGCATCTGTTTTGTGATACCAATTTTTCAGAATTTCTTTTTTGAAATCAATATCGCTTTTGGTGTGTTCATTTTTATACAAATCATCTGCAAATCTTTTAAAAGTTTCTTCTAAGCTTTTTAAGTAACGTTTCTTTTCTTGCTTTGCAGTTCTAGTTAAGAACAATTTATTTTTTCTTCTTAAACGTTCTTCAATTCTATTAAATATACTGTCTCGTGATTTTTTCTCGGTGAGATTTGTAAATGTTTGTTCAACTGGGTACCAATAAGGATACTGCTCCCAAGTTGATAATTTTTTTTCAGGTGTTACTTCACGATAGCCATCACTAACACCGGCATAGATTGTTGCTTGCATGTGACGATACAATACGGAGTAAATATCTTTTTCGATGTCTGAATTAGGCAAAGAAACTCTTCTATCCCCATCTCTAAATGCTTTGTCTAATTTTGGTAAGAGCCGATTCGTTTCACTTGAATATACTCGCATCAACTCAAGTCGATACTTATTCGTTATTCGATCAAGCGTCGACCTCTTCCAAGCATTATAGGCCTTGAGGTTATTCATCCTCTTTTTTAACCTTGTTCGAGGCATCACTATCAACTTCTTGGTTTTCACCTGTATCGTTCACGAAATCAGGCATTGGCTCGGAGTAAAACGACTCTTCTTGTTCAGGAAGATGCAGAGTCGATCGAACATAGTCGCCGTCTTTTTTATCGTAAGCTTTCATGTATCCTGAATTTGCAAGAGTACTAAACATGTTTGCGAGTCGCTCACGTTCGTCAATGCTTTGAGGTCGTTGTGCAAAATGACCGTAATCATCTTGTTCGCCAAAATTCATTTCAATCGCTGGACGAATAAGAGACTTGATAATTGTTTCAGTAAACTTCTGTGCTTCTTCCGACGCAATGAAATCTACAATTTCAAAATGCTTATCTCCGAGTGCTCTTGATCCGGCCGAGCCATCTGTCATTACTAATGATGGAAGTAAAAATGCTCGGAAGATTTGAGTGTCGAGCCAGTTTAAAACTGTTAGATATTGATTGAGATCCATTTGCGATGTAATCGCTGTTAACTTGTAGCCTTGATTTTCAGGGCCTGTAACAACTGAATCATCGCCTTCTCTGTTGGCCAGAATGCTAGTCAATGCTTCGATTGGATTGATCAGCTTCTTTGATCCATCGGGCATTTTTATTTCAACGTTATTTGAATTTTGTGGAGCTGTTGCCCAGACAAAAGGAGAAGCTTGTCTCTTACCAGCAATCCCCATTTGCTTCATGAAAAATACTTTTAACTGCCATGCAAGATGTGCAGTCCTAACCGGAGTTTTTCCGTAAGGAGATCCAAAACTCAACATTGAGTTGTATATATGATGAATACATTTATCTTTTGGAATTCTTGTTAGACCATAGTTATTGATGAAGGGTATGCGATAAGGAAGCAATCTATCATTAGGGGTTGTAAATGGATTCTTTACCGCATACCCGTGTTGGAAATAAGGAAAGTACTGATTCGGGTTCGACATTTGCGAATTTTGTATGACAAATTGTATTACGCCGTTTTCAGTTATATTCCCAAAAGCATCTACTTCAAATGCGATTGTTGATGGATGATATGTTGGAACTTTGACTGGAACTTTTTTATTGTCTTTGCTAATTCCCCAAACAATTTCAGAGATAGAAAAACCGTAAGCAGAGTATGATGTTTGTCCTTCGAGCGACTCTCTCCAAGTAGGGCCTTCCATTCGCTTCAAAAATGATCTAACAAAGTCTGCGATCTCTTCATTTTCGTGTTGATATTCACCAACCTTTGAAAGCATCATGAGTGACTTGAATTGCACGGCACTCATAACAGTTGCATCAGTCTCAATCATTCTTGCAAGGATACCGATGCCAACGTTTGACGGATTTGTAATGAACGTTTCAGATGAACCAAAATATCGTGGCGTTGATGTTCCGACCTGTGTACTGTCTTCAACACTGCTAGCACCCGAGTTGTTCAATCCTCCGAGCATATCCTTCATGTAACGATCTTCGTTTTGAAGCTCAGTAATTCTGTTTTGCAATTCCTGTTCTAGTTGTGGCGAAATTGAATAATTCATAGTCCCCTAATAATCTGATTCCACCGAAAGAATCTGATGAATATAAGCTTCCGGTTTGTTTCTATTGATGTAAGTTAGGGCCTTAACCATATCGATGTGCTTATCTGCTTTTGGCTTTGATAAGGTCATCTTTCCTTGTGAAGAGGAATATTTTGTCCAGGAAACTTGCCTTTTGAATTCTGCATAGTCTGGACTTGCATCATCTCTAAACATCTTCACTGCAGAGTAATTAAGCCTTGCTAGTAGATCGAAACAATCTTCTGAAATGGTAGAAGAGCTTGCGATATATTTATTGACGATGAATGTTCCAAAATCTTGTTCTAATGACTCTGCAATTTGTCGACCGATACCAACTCCATCGACGGTAACTTTCGAAACTCTCCAATCGAGAATTAGTCTTTTTATTTGTTCTTGTTGTTGAGGAAGTGGGACGCCTGTCCACCAATACATATTTGAAATTTTAACTACTGGATAAATATTATTTTGGCAGATGATTCTTGTGACTTCATATATCCATATAACAGTTGAGTCAGTGTGAGTTTCTCCCTCGCCGATAAATTCTTTGTCGGGATTAAAATCTTCATTACCTCCGGCCAAGTCGATTAACATTTCATACTGGACATTCGGTCTTGGAAATAATTCTCTTTCGTGCGAGCTATCAAAAAGATTGTGAGCTTGCTTGGCATTGATAAACGTGCCTTCGTTTGCAACTGGAATTAACCTGTATTGAGTCTTTATGATTGGATGATCCCATCCCAATGCTTGAACACGTCCTTCAACGTGCGATCGATAAATCGGATTTACTTCGGCCCACAAATCACAAGGATAATATAGGTTGAGATGTTTATTTCCGCTCTCTGCATTTGATTGTCGATACCATTCAATCGTATCAAGCCCATCGGCCGCAACTCCCCAAAGAAGAGTGCCAGCATTGGTTGATGCCGTGAACGGCATAAAGTCTTCATCAAACTTTGCCTTATCTATTTTGTGGGCCTCATCCATGTCGAGGCAATAAGATGCAGTTGCACCAACAACATTTGAATGCGGGCCTGAAGACATAAATTCAACAGTCGCGTTTCCAACTTGCCAGATATATCCTTCAGACTTTTTTATTTTTTGCTCTTGAAATAGTGGATGATGAATCACGTTCTTGATGTCAATTTTCATTAACTCTTCAAGTCGTTTTTTTGAGTTAACGATTTGAGGCTCGTGTGTCGGAGCTGTTCGAATCCAGCTTTTTTTAAGTTCGCTATATTGGTTTCGAAACAAATGCCTTCTTTGAAGCACGGCCGAAGTTTCATTCTTTCCAGTTTGACGTGCAGACACAATGGGCATTACTCCACCGTTGCCAGAGTGTAAGAAAGCTTCAACTCGACTAACTATTTCTGCCTGGATCTTTCGAAGCGGACGAAGTGAAATATGAACTGACTCCCACATGGGATCAATCAAACACCGTTTGAAAACATCTTTTTCGGTGATCACTTCTCCCTCGCTTCGCGCTCAAGTTCTTCCATTGCTTTTAGAAGTGCATTCTTAGAAGTGATTGCTGTTTGATCTTCTCGCTTATCGTAACCAAGAAGCTTAACAAGGGAGTCGAGAGCTTTTACTTTTTCTTTTGCGAGGGTTTTAACTACAACCTTTTCGCAATCCTTTCCCAAAGTAATTTTTTCAATTGAATCAAGAAACTTCATTCCATCAGGAGTTATTTCATCTTTTGGAATTGCGAACATGTTTTCGCCGTCCCAATTAGCGACCATGCCGATATTTCCAAATGCAATTGCAGCATATTCACGAACAATTTTCTCAAGTGTTACATCAAGCTTTTCCTCGACTTCCTTCTCTTGCTTCTGAATTAGCTCCCAAATGCTAGCTTTTGCCAGTAACTTAGCAGAATCTACATTTGGGTTTTTGCACTTTGGATACACCCTTCGATACGCTTCAGATGCGTTTCTATTGCAGATGAAATACTGCTTAACAAACTCACGATGTCTTGGGTTTATTTTTTTAGACATGATTCTTTTTTGATCGAATTATTTTGTTTTAAGACAAGCTTAACCTGATCAAGAAGACGCATCTTCCCGAGTTCATATCTCATCATGAACGGAGAAGTTTGAAAGCTTCTTGCAAGTGAAGCAATTGAAGAATGATTATTGATTTCTTTTAATATTTGATCTCGTTCGAATTTCACCAAAACCTCCTTGGGTTTCGGTTATTAATCGAAGAGTGCTGGGAAAACGTAACTTAGACTAAGTTAGTCTTTTAAAATTTGGAAACTATTCACTTTCTCCATTTCTGTGCTTTTTGTTTTGTTCTTTAAGCTTTTCTATCAAGTTCACTAATTCCGACTCAATTTGCCATGTTTCAAGGGGATTCCTGTTATCATTTACCAAATCTTTTATTTTAAAACTCTGATCAATATCGCTTTTGTATTGATCCAATTTTTCTTTCAATTCACGCTTTATATCATTAAGGGTTACTTTGCGTATGTCGTTATTTGAAAATAGCTCAAGTTTTTTATAAACATTATCAATTGCTCTATAATGCTTTTTATCAATATCAACCTTTAAAAAAAAGATGTCTTTCTTAGTTATGTTTAAAATTTTAGTCAAAGTCTCTTTAATGTTTTTATTCATCACGTCTCTTTTATGAGATCGTTGATCTATTTTATCTTTAAAGTACGCATAAAACTCGATAAAATATGGCATTAAAAAACTAAAAAAAATTCCAGAAAGAAAAGGGTATCCAACGGTTTTCCCGAATGACTTATGTGCTAAAAAGTAAGCAACCTTTTGATCTGCAGAATTATTACCAAGTAAATAAATAGAAAATCTCCAATTATAAATTGGCCAAGACATCAAAAAAGGCCCTATTACGGGTAAATTAAATCTTTCAAAAACTGGATTACTCATAAAACTCTTCAATTGATTAAATAATTTTTACAACTATGACCTATCAATTGAAACACAAAATGTATATTGGATAGACTTTTTTACATAGTTGCACTTAAGAGGACATGGGGATTTTAAATAAACTTCACTCATCGCCATTCTCCTCAAGCCATTCTTTCGCCTGCTTTACGAGCTCATCTTTAAAAACCCAGGGGATGATTACTTTTGCAAACTCCCTCGCCTCTACGATTGCTTTCTTTTGTTTCTCAATTATTTTCTCTTTTGCTTCTATCTTGTCCGCTTCCTTTTTCAGCTTTCCAGAATTAAAAACTTCGATTTTTACGCCTTTAATTTCATCACCATTTATAAATAAATTTCCATTCTGAATCTCTTTCCTCTGTCTTTCAACTTCCAACTCTAAATCAACCCCATGGGGCGAATAGTGGTTATGATTATTGCTTTCCATTTTTAATTCCTTCACTTGTCTCATGTTTCAAAAGATCATACGCTTCTAAATATTCATACGCTAAAGTTTGACTATCTTCCGAGTTATAAACTAAATGGTTGATAACTTTATTTGCCTTATCAAGTTGTTCCTTTACCTTTGTTAATTCACTTTTATTATAACCATAGGTACATTCTCTATTCATGGTGTCTGTTAAAGAGTTACTGTACATTTATTAAATCCTTTGTATAATTTAAATACCTCTAATGAATTGATAATATCATTTTTTAGAGAAATGTTTTCTAACTTGGGCGTAGTTGAAACGATATACACTACGCTTTTTTATTATTTATCATAACAAGCACTCCTTCAACATCAGCACATCTTCTACATACCCACATTTCATATCTTTTAATTTTATCCTCGGTCTCTTCTTTAAAGAAAGAATGGTGAACTTGTCTTTTATGTCCAAAGATTTTGCATAAAAAGTTATTTCTTCCTTTGTGTATGGTTTTAACTTCATCGTGGGAAAAAACTTCAAGTGAATTATTTAAATCTCTTTTATCTTTTCTGTTTTGTAATTTTTGTTCTAGTGTTTCCATTTTTAATTCCTTAAATATCATTCGATGATTTTATATTTATAAAACAATTATGGCACTCGCCATCAAAACAATGGTCTACCTTTTCAGTTTTCTCTATGTTGTACCAACCATGTTCATCGTAATCGATTATGACTTCAAGATTTCCATGCTTTTCTTCTAGTTTTTGTAGCTTTTTAATTAATTCTTTTATTTCCATTTTTAATTCCTTATAATTTAATTATCAGATTCAGGTTTTCTTCAAGATTGCCGTCAATTACCGCTCAGAAATGGGCGGTGTTTATTCTTTTAAAATTATAAACTGCTCCAATAGCTTTACAGTTTTTTTCCCAATTTTAGATTTATCAAGTCCATTAAATTCATCCCCAATAATTATTGAGTGACCATTTGGGAAATTAATAGACAAGGTTTCGTTATCTATTTCTCTAATATCGATCACTAAATCAGATTTTTTATCAACCAGAAAGAATCCTTTCATTTTTAATTCCTCCACTCGTGCGGTGGTTATTCTTCAATCTCTTCACCGATTCCAGCTAACAACTCACCGCAATCACAGTACTGATTTTCTTCGTAGTCCATTGGTATAGAGTACTCTCTCCCACATTCACCACAGGTTATATGTAACATCATCACTGCCTTTAGCTTCTTCTCACTCATCTCTCACCCCTGAATATAGTTAAAATTCTCACCATTAATTTGATTTACACATATTTCGTTTTTGGGAATTAGGTCACTGGTTAATTTACTCTCATAAGTTGTTTTTAAAAAATTAAACATGTTAAAAGTAATTGGAAGTTTTTTCCTTATGTTATTAAATATAAAAGTATCCCATCTCCAAAAAGCTATCTTAAATAATTCAAACAAATCATCTTCTAATTGCAGGAGTTCTTCATTTGTCATTCTATACCTCACCCTTTTTATATTTATGAGTGTAAACTGGTTCTAGTTTTACCCAATGAAAGTCTTCTGGGTAGGTTGAGGCATACTTAAAAAAATCCTCAGTTGATTTATATAAAGCGGACGAATAATTAGGCCTGTCACTTGTTTTTTTATGCGAATAAACCCTATGCCAAGTAACCTCTTCATACTCTTCTGGGCGGTTGACTAGTTTAATACTTGGGTGGGTGTGTTCTTCTTGATACTTTCCATATACTGTAAAGCCAATTGGGCGATCATCTTTCTCAATATATAGGCAATATTTCCATGAAATTCTTTGTTTTATTTCAAAAACCTCATCCCCATAAAACGCACACGTAACCAAATCACCTTTTTTGAATTTAAAATTATTTTCATTATTGTTTTCCATTCTCATTCTCCCTTAAAAAATTCTACAAATTGATTATTCCCATATCGCCCATTTGTTAGTGCAAATACTTCTTTAATTGAATACTTTTTTTCTGTGTCAATTTGAGTGCAAAAATCTTTTACACCAAACTCGCAAGCTCCAGTAATTGACCTATAAGCAAGAATCAATTCGTCTACCGGCCTCTTTTTTTCTGTGTCCCAATTTTTAAACTGATCAACATCTCTTGAAGATAATTTGTACTTTAAAGAATCAATCGCTTCTTTAACTGTCTTTCCATGTGAGAATTGACCATTTCTATAAACACAGTAAGAAATTTCTTTCTTTCCATATATTCTTATTTTAAAGACATTATTTTTTTGAGAGATAATTTTAGACATTATCCCATCGGCCCAAAGGATATTCTTAGCGAGAAAAATCGCAGCAATTAAATCTTTAATAGATCCTTGGTGATAATTATTTCCCTTGTTCTCTTTTGGAATATTATAACTTTTTAAAGATGAATTGCTTTCAACATAAACATCTCCACCAACTTCGTTTGGCATCGTTAGTGACGTTAAAGATGAATTGTTGCGAACAGAAACATCTCCACCAACTTCGTTTGGCATTGTTAGCGATGTTAAAGATGAATTGTTGCTAACAGAAACACCTCCACCAACTTCACTTGGCATTGTTAGTGACGTTAAAGATGAATTGTTGTGAACAGAAACATCTCCACCAACTTCGTTTGGCATTGTTAGCGATGTTAAAGATGAATTGTTGCTAACAGAAACACCTCCACCAACTTCACTTGGCATTGT